TGTGTGTGTTCTGATAGCTCGCAATCTTGGTTCGAAGATAAGGAAATTTCTGACGGCTCCCTAATGTAATCTAAGCCTACACCTTTTAATAGGAACCTTTTGTTCGTAAATACTTTTATAAACGTATCAGAAATTATACCCATCGGGCTTTTATGTGTTGATTGTGCAAAAGGACTTGCAAGCAAATTATATGCGTCATCAGGCTCAACAATTCGTAGAACAACTTCTTTTTTGTACTTGTCTACTTCTATTTCAATTTCGCCTGCGTTAGTATCTGCTCCTAGTTTAGCTCTACCACAATCATCATAATATAGTTTAACTCTTGAGTTAATTAAAAACATGTAGTCAGTTGGTAAATCAAAATCCTCATGATCGACATCTGCGTCCATAGTCGCAACATCATCACTATAATCTAATACTGTAAGCACACGCAAATCGTCTATACGTTTTTGTGTACCATAATACCCTGATTGTTTTGGATCTGATTTTGACCAAAAGCGTTGTTTTACAAAACGCTCTTGCATTTTATTTAAAGCAAAGTCCAATTCCTCTGGTAAAAAAGTATCAAAGGAATTAGAACCTACTTTTTGTAGTCCTTGTTCTACAGCAAAATGCATTTCTGCTACCGTCATAATTAACTAAAAGTTTTTAGACGTGCTTTTAAGGTTGTTAATACATCCGAGTTTTTCTTGTCTTTTATAAACAAGATAGCCTCTTCCATAGAGTCTCCTAAAGCGACATCTCCATTTAATATAGTGTTACCTACTTTACGTAGGACTTCTCTTGTAATACAGTCGTTAATGAATGCTTGATGCTCTAAGTTTTTGTCTGTAGCATATCCAAGGAACTGTGTAGGATCAGCTTCTACTTCTCCTTCTAGTGTAATTTCCTTTTGTGCTTCATCCATTGTCTTAGGCTCATATCCATAAACCTGTAATAGTTGATCCATTTTAGATGGATTAGAGGTAACCTTAATAAATTCTTTGTATGCTTCTTTTCTTTTCTTAACTCCAGATAGCTTTTTAACTTTCTCAATTTCGGTATCATAGATAAAATACTTGTACCCTCTATTAGATCGCATTTCATTTTCATCACGCGCTACGTACGGGTGCGCGCATGCGAACTTCCATCTGATGTAATCCATTAAATTTAATGGCTCACCACTTTCATCTACTCCTACTTCTAAATCTGTTCCTCTAGATTCGATAGTAACAGTCATGTTATGAAAGTATTTTTTTACCTCTTTCATAAAATTGATATCATTAGAATCAACTCCAATAATTTGAGGCATATATTTTTTTTGTTCTGCAAATGTTAACCCTGTTAGAGTGTCTCCATTTTTAGAAAAAGTGGAACCTATTTTTCGTTTAGCTTCTGCGTAAACGTGTTCCGGTAAATTTGTTGCGTTAGCTTTTCGTTTTAAAACTACTTTTCTTGAACTCATGATTTTATTTTCTATGTTAAACAAAACAGTAAAGGGGAGCATTGCTACTCCCCTGACTGCTTATAAATTTATGATTTTACACATTCTAGGTGTAGACAGTTTGTAGCTCGTCTGATTGCGATACCACATTCTTTCATAAAGTGTACTGATGCACCATCAACGTCGTTAGCTCTTAAAGAGTTACCGCTGTTGAATCCTGGAGGAACAGAAGCACCTGCTACTGCCCATCTTACTAGTTCTCTACCTTTTCTAGATACCATCTGTACGTTAGTTTCACCATCGTAAGTTGACATATCTAAGAAGATCATTCTGTAAGATTCCATTGGTAATCCAGACACTGGGTGTTTTGGACTATTCAATGCTCTTGCACCGTGATCAAATAAAGGCAAGTGTCTCACTGTTACAGTGTGACCATCAATGTGTCTGTATGAAGTGAAGAAACCACCTAACTGCAAGCTTGAACCTGACCCTGTAACAAAGTTAGAAGGATCTGTGTTCTTGATATAAGTACCAGAACTTAGTTCAGATTTCATTGCGTTATCGAATTCTTCCATACCACCTAAACCTGTAAACAATACAATGTTCATGTCTTGAGCATCAGAAGCACCATATAATGCATCTCTTACTACAGACTTGATTTTTGTAGCTGTTAATGTAGAGTAAGTATCTACGTTAGGAATTTGCTCTAATACACCAGAACCTAATGGAATTGGTTTTCCGTTGTCATCTTTCATGTGAATGATACCTTCAGAAGATCTGTTGTATTTAGAATACCAAAGAGCGTATTCAGTTTCTTCTTTCCATCTTAGCATGTGCTGATATTCTTCGAAGTCATACCATAGAGCAGTTTTTCTACCGTCTACGTTAAATTCAAAGTTTACAACTCTATCAGGAGCATTACCTTCATAACGGTAAGATTTTCTGATAAGAGAAATCTGGTTTCTCATTTTAGATGGAGCAACCCAGTTGCTTTCGTTACCAACTGATCCAGAGATCGCTGTTGGCGCGAATAATTGTACCCAGTTTTTACCAGCTACGTCAGATGATGAGATTGAATCAGACTCATCTGCAGTAACCAATTGTAGAGTGTATACCCACTGTCCACTTGCGTTTTCATATGGATCTTCCATAACTCTCGCCTGGATTCCGTTTTCACTTTCAATAATGTATTGTTTGATAAACCACTTGCTATCAAATGCTACTTTAAATCTTGTGTAATTTGCACCTGATCCAGAAACTAGTGAACTAGATCTAACTGCTTTGTTTAGTCTACCCATTACTGGATAATCGTACTCAATGTCGTTGATGTACTTTACTGAACCAGTTCCTTCAGTAAGAAAAGAAAGAGGAAACCTCTTGTCTTCTTTTCCTGCCAAGTGAGTGATCACAGGTGATAATACATCAGGCTGAGTAAGAAGAGCGCTCGCTAACGAGTTCTCATCTGTCATTCCTTCAGCGTTGAAGAAATCTTCGTATAAACGAAGTCTTTTTGCGTTGTCTGCTGCCATGATAAATAAATATTAAAGATTAAAAATTAAAAAATTTGCGTTTACCCTAATAGCTTGTCTAAAGTTGGAATATTAGGTCGTCCATTACTAGACTTGTTATATCCTCCTTTATTGCCCTTCATTCTTCTAGAAGCAGTTGGTTTGCTTGATTTTAATTTAGCCTTCAAACTTGCCGCTTGCTTTGTATTTACTTTGGCGCTTACTAACTTTGAGATATCAAGACCCTTATACATAAGGTACTCCATTGCTAATATGGATTCTTGATCTAACTTTTCTCTATCTATAAGTCGTTGGCTTCTACCTTTGTTATCAACTGGTGTTGCCATCCAACTATAAAATCTCTTTTTGTCGCTCTCTGGAATTGTAAAGTCTCTTAGTCTACCTTTGTTAATGATAGTTCCAATCTGACCCCAAGTCTCTTGAGTCTGTCTTGCATTTTCTTGAGCCTGCTCTTGTTGCTTTTTTACTAAACTTTCCTTTTCTTTGATTTGATGAGCTGCTAATTTCTTAACTGCTCTTTCTGAATTTTTGAGTAAGAGCCCAGCGTCTTCATAATCTTGAATTGTTTCTGAAATTTCCTCTGGCTCAAATCCCTGCATTTGCATAAAGTTTTCTACTACCTTACGCTGCATTCCTTTGTCTTCTTTGCTTAATTGCAGTTTACCGAAATCTATTTCTTTAGCTGCTACTTTAAAGAACTTATCTGGATCTCCTCCAGATACTCTGTAATTTAAATATTCCTGAATATCAGGAAATGATTGAAACACAGATGCAAATTGCTCCTCTGCAATTTTTTCTGCCATAGCTTTAGTTAAACCTGCTATGCCGTCGTAGTCATCTTCGAACTCTCCTTCTACATCATATCCTAATCTTTCTTTAAGAGTAGATATAATACTAACTTCTGTTTCTTCTGTTTCAGTATCTGCTTCTAATGCATCTGCAGCTTCTTGCAAATCATCATTAGGAGCTGGTGCTTCTGTGTCATCCTCTTGAATCTCTTCTGAGGTTTCTTCTGCAGTTTCTTCAACTGTTTCATCAGTTGTTGGAGTTTCAGTTTCTACG